GTACCACAATGTTTCTTATTCTGATAAGCTATATCTGAAGTAGACATATTAGTCTTACCGTATATCTCTTTGACATACACAGTTCTAGTGTCTTTGTCTACTGCAACCTTAACCAAAGTATTCTTATCTGTAGAGAATCCCCAATCCTGACCATAACACATAAGTTCTGTTTGCACAAAATGACCGACTTTCCAATTAGTAATTATAGTACCTTCAGCTTTATTTAACCAACCACCTAGTATCTGATGTTCAAACTTAGTTATATCACGCCTTTTTAGCTCGTATAACTGAGCCAAATAACTTTCTGATAGATTCTTCTTATTATCTTCAAAAGTGGTGTGTATGTACGTTACATCGTCTTTAGTTGTATTACTACCCGCTTTCACATTAGGGTACATAAAAAATCTTTGGTATATCCACGATTCTTTTGTTGTTGGGTTAAGTATTAATATACACCTGTTTTGCTTAGTCTTAGAACGTATAGAGAAATCAATCTTAGAGAACACATCTTCATCTGTAAGCTCTTCTGCCTCATCCAATACAAACGTTGTAACACCACTAAGAGACTTTAACGCCGCTGTTTGATTACCGCTTGATGTCTTTATACCTTTAAACATTATGGAGCTTCCTGTGGTTAGATTTATGATTTCATCTTTAGTAATACGGAAATCAGATTCAACTCCCATAAGTTCAATCTTCTCTATAAATTCAGGTATAATAGAAGAACTTGCTGATGCAAGGGTATAACGAGTAAATAAAACCTTATGACCTTTTTCGTATGTTAGGTTAAGTAAAAAGACACTAACACCGAAGGACTTCCCCGAACCTCTTCCTCCGCTAATTATGTAATACCTAGAATCACTTTGAAATAAAGGTATATACTTATCGTTTATATCTATTTTATTATTCATTATTCTTCTTCGCTTATGTCTATAGTCTGCTCTATTTGTGGAGTTTGATTATTCATTACAAAGTTAATAGTAGGTGCATTTTTAGTCTTCTTACCACTATCTGCATTAATACTATCCGATGGCTTACCGTAAGCATACTCCATAAGTAACTTCATTTGATTAAAGTTCTTCTTAGCCAACTCTGCCATATGTATAAAAGCATCTTTCTCACTTCCAAACACTTCTTTCATAGCTGATACAGCATAAGATGCTATACGTTCTTTCTTAGCTTTAGTAGTTCTAGCAGGTTTAACCATCTTATCACTAGTGGATATAGGTTTTGGTGCTAGTCTCTTGTTGTAGCGACGACCATCGTGTTTACGTGTTTCTTCTGATTTCTTATGCCTTGACATTATCCTACTTCTTTTATTAGTTCTATTAATATAACAATTTAATTGTCTTTACGTTTACTATAAACCCTATCATAAGTATCTGCAATAGCTTGATGTATAGTCTTTGACGTATAAATATCAGTTAGCAAAGCCCGTTGATGAGCCTTGCTAATTTCTATCTGATAATTCACATTGTCGCTAGTAACAGGGTATATCTTGTAACCTTCTTTGAAGCAATACTTAAGAGCTTCTTGGTTTAGTCTTACAAATAAATTACTCTTCTGTTTTCTTGGCATCTTGTGTTGTTTCTAATTCACAGTAGCATTGACCTACATTCAGCCAACAACTACATATTCTACTTTGATTGCTACTCCTCTTCTTCTGTTCCATTTAACTTACTTAATTGTTCTTGGATTAGCTTTAGCTCTGCTTGTATCTTCTTGTTGATTCCCCAATTCTGAGATACAACTCTCTCTAATCTACCTAATCTTTGTTGTGTTGTAAATTTCTTCTGCTTTAACATATCTATTGGTTTTTAAGTTCTTCTAATCTTTTAAGTTGTCTTTTCTTAGCTCTGTTAGCTAATATATCAAATGTGTATGTTCCTACAACACCTCCTGCAACTGTGTAACCTATATCTGCCCAATCAAATCCTGTGCCACCTGAGCCTGAATCCATAGCTTCTTTTAAAGTTCCTATGGCTACTGAAGATATAATTCCCCACATCTTGGCGTTACCTCTTCTACCTCCATTGTGGTCTAAGGCTATTGCATAAGTTACTGCACTAACTCCTGCACCACCTACGAAGTGCATTTGCTTATCTAAGGCTATTGTGTTCTCATTGACAAACATCCAACCTATTGTGCTATCCTGTGCATTACCTAATGTACTAAACATTAACGCTAACACTAACGTTACTGTTGATGCTTTACCTACAGCAATATTTCTTCTTGCCTTGACTAATAATCTTTTTAACTTGTAACTCATAATTATCTATTTGTATAATAAAATTGATTTCCATTCTCATCTGTAAACATCTTAGAAGGTAGATTAAACTCACAAGGAACGTCTACTAATTCTTCTTGTGTGCTTATGCCATTATTTGATAGTGTTTCACAAGCTCCATCTGTTGCATTTGGATTATTGTTTAACACATTGATGTATGCGTTGTAATTACTATAGGTTTTTGTCTGACCATTTAAACATAAAGTCCAAGATTGACTCTTACCTCCAAGATAAACCTTTTTAGCTTCTTGTTTGCATTCTGACTCGCAATTAAACATTGCTAATGTTACTAATAATAATACTACTTTTTTCATAATTTCTATTGGTTTTTAATTATACATTCTTTTATATACTCGTAGGTCTCTAATTCTCTTTCTTTAGACGCTTTCACCTTTTTTGCAGTACTTATGTCTACAATTCCATAAAGGTCTCTAAAAACGTTGTCTAAATCTCTCTGCTTAACTGCTATGAGAGATTCTATCTTAATAAGTGCTTTTTCTTTCATAATATCTGTTTTAATTGTTGTTATTTATACGTTGTTCAATGTTTTTAAGTGTTCAATGACAATGAACATTAGTTAAAAATGAACGGGAGATTAGTACCTCCCGTAGTTAGTGGCTTCTTCGTTATACTTTTCTTCAAAAGCATACGCCTCATCCTCGTTAGTGAATGTGCCAACAATCTCGTAGTCAGCATCTGCAATATCTGAATGGTTGCCTACAAAGGCAGTAGTACCATCAAAAATAACTAAATAACTCATAGTAAAAGAGTAAACCCTGATTGACGGGTAGCCATTGTTACATCATCGTAACACTACAAATATAAGACTCTTATTTGAATAAACAAGAGCCTTATACTATTTTAACATAATTTTAACACTTCTATAGCTTGTTGATTATTTTATATGGTTTTAATCTTGTTTCTATAAAGTCTTTTATGTAATAGCTATCCCAACTAGAAATTTCCTTAGCCAACAACACCTGTATGCTACTATCGCTTTTTAAAGCATCTACTTCTGATTGCAACTCTTGTATTCTATTCCTATACCTTATTATTACTTCAGCCTCCTTGTTGTCGGTTAATGGTTCTATTTCTCTACAAGAATTAACGAGTTCAAGTATTCTATCGTAAACCTTAACATCAAAATCCCTTATAGTTTGACTTGTGTTAATACAATGCAGTACTGTAGTGTGGTCTCTATTTATAGATTTTCCTATATTCTGAAGTCCAAAACCCAATTCCCTAGTTAACTTACAGTATGATTTCCTAGCTTGAACATACTCATCTACTCTAGTCTTAGTTGCTACATCGAAGCCATAGGCTCTGTCAAACATTTCTTTAATCTCTTCTATTTTCATATGTATTTGTTATTTAATAATTCTTTTAATGCATCTATAGCTTTTTTCATTCCCATACAAGCTATATAATCTTCTTCTTCTTCGTACAGGTATAACACCTCTTCTAATACTTCTACAGATAAACCATTACAGAAATCTGTTATAGTAGCTACATAATACTCATCAGCTAGTTCGTAATCTTCCTTACTTAACATCTACATCTGTTTTTAAGTTCTTAAATATATGTGCTATTACGTCTACCGTCCATCCGTTTCCGAGCATTTTATATCTTTGAGTGTCACTTACGCCCTCTGTATAGTTGTCGGGTACGGTCTGTAATCTTTCGCACTCAATAGGTGTCAACTTTCTGAATTTATGGTTAGTCAATAAAAATGGATTACTCCCATAGTTTTCCACTCCTTTGTAGTATCTCTGTGTCAATGTACCTGTTTTTTCACTATCAATCCTGCCATTACCATCCACGCACAAGAAAGTGCCATTTTTAGATTGGTTGTATTGACTCATTAAAGTCAAAGTCTTGCCTCCATTTAAAGCTGTAAATTTCTTTTTCAATCTATCATTATTGGTTATATAAGAAGTTCCTTTTTCTGTTAAATAGTATTTATCATCTACAGCTAAATCCAATATATCCTTTAGAAAAACACCCTTATCTAAAGGTTGTTCTATGTTAGGTATATTTGTCCAATACAATCTTCGTCTATTTTGTGCAGAAACCAAGTTAGAATTAATCTCAATAGGCTCTACACCTAAAGCATCTGTAATAACTTGCTCCCATTCCTTCTTCATTATAACATTTTCCAATAAAAAATAAGTTGGATTAACTTCTTTTAATACTCTTACAAATTCCCAAAATAGTTTACTCTTACCATCAAAACCACTTCCATCTCCCGCTCTACTAAAACTCTGACAAGGACTTCCTCCGTAAAGTAGGTCAATCTTGTGATTTCCACTATACTTTATTTTAGTTATATCACCTATCTGACTTGTATTTGGATAATTCTTTTGCGTTACTTGTATAGCATACTTATCTATTTCACTTGCAAAGTAGTTATCTACCTTAATCCCTAATTTGTCTAACGCTATCTGTCCACAGGACATTCCATCGAATAATGATAACACGTTAATTCCTTTACTTGTTCCTAACATCTGTTCTTAGTTTTAATAGTTTATAAGTCAATATGTATTTCTCTCTTGCTTTTGATTTGTAATGCTCTTGGTAGGTCTCAAATACCCTTCTTATGAATTGGTATTCTGTTTCACAGTCCTTAAACAACTTCTTAGCATAAGCCTTTCCTTTGCCACTACAAACCTTTATATTGTCTGATGAGTCTCCTACTATCATTTGGGTATAAAAAGCTCTTAGAGCGTCTAATTTTGAGTTATAAGTGAATGTATTCTTACCATAGTTATATATCCAACCTTCTAATTGCAGGTAATCTTTGTCTATAGATACAAGAACATTCTCAACCCCTTCTTTTTTATCGTAGAATAATGTAGCTACTAAGTCATCTGTCTCAGCTCCTACAATCCACTTAGCATTCCAATCTGTCTTAGAATAGCTATGTATATGTTTTAGAAATTCAGGGTGCTTTATATCCTTTCTATTGGCTTTATAAGTATCTGTTAGGTATTTTCTAAAGTTACCTTTTGAACCACTACATACAGTAAATGAATCTACATCTCCTTTAGCTTCAAAGTAATCTAATACAGCTTCTATCTTTGAATCATAAGATTCTTGAGCTGATTCTAAGTCTTCAGCAAAGGCTGAAGAGTAAACCATACTGTCTGCGTCTATTATTATATTATATTTCATATTAATTTGTTTTCAAACTTTAACCAACCCAATATTCTTAAATACTTATCGTTAACACCACCTTTAACTACCCAATCTCCATCAGTATTCTGTTCTATAACGAATATATGACCTTCAGATATTACAAAGTAAGAGTAACCTTCTTCTGCATAGTGCTTAACAAAGTCCTTAGACCTGATGTTGTCATAATAGTAGTTTAAGTAAATTAAC